TAGCCGAACGATTAAAGAAAGAAATGGATAAACGTTCTGAAAGGGTTAAAATGACGGCTGATGATGTCTTAAGAGAGATAATAGAATTGATGGAACGTAATAAGAAAACAGATGACAAGCTATCCTTAGACGCATTAAAGCTACTTGGTAAACATCACAAACTATTCACAGACAAAATAGAACATTCTGGAAATGTTGATATTACAAGCAAATCTAAATTAGTAGATAAATATTTAGGTGGTGATTAACATTGAATTGTCACGCAATGAAAAGAAATACTTAGACTTAGTTAAAAAGAACCCAATAGCGTTTGGCTTGGAAAATGGTTTTGATGATCTGATAGAAATACATAACGAATGGCTAAGATTATTCTTATTTTCTAAAGAAGATGTTACAATACAAGCCCATCGTGGTAGTTATAAAACAACTTGTCTATCAATAGCGATAGCATTATTAATAATATTAAAACCATATTTGAATATTATATTTTTAAGAAAGTCAGATGATGACGTTAAAGAAATTGTAACGCAGGTTGCTAAATTATTAAAAACAGAAATATATCAAGAGTTATCTTATTCTATATGGGAAGTAGAATGTATATTAACAAAGGAATCAGCGTTTGAGATAGACACAAATTTAAATCAAGGTACAAAAGGAAGCTCACAGTTAATAGGTACTGGCTCTAAATCAAGTTTGACAGGTAAACATGCAAGTTTAGTTATTACCGATGATATTATAAATTTAGATGATAGAATTTCAAAAGCTCACAGAGAAAGAACAAAAATGGTTTATCAAGAATTACAAAATATAAAAAATAGAGGTGGGCGTATAATAAACACAGGTACACCCTGGCACAAAGAGGATGCTTTTGCACTTATGCCTAATCTGATATCATTTGATTGTTACGATACAGGTTTAATAAATGATGATATGCTACAATCGATTAGAAACAGCATGACAGCGAGTTTATTTGCGGCTAACTATGAATTGAAACATATAGCCGATGTAGATGCAATGTTTACAAATTGTGTTATTGATAACGGTGAAAGAACAGAGAAAATATATAACGGTGTATGTCATATAGATGCAAGTTACGGTGGTGGTGACGGAACAGCCTTTACAATTTTGAAAGAACATGACGACGGCAATATATATGTTTATGGTGAATTAAGGCAAGCCCACGTTGATGATCTATTAGCAGGGTTTGAAGCTAAAAGAGAGCGGTTCATGGCCGGTACAATGTACACAGAAACAAACGCCGATAAAGGTTATTTAGATAAGAAGATACAACACCCTAAAATAAAATATCATGAGAAGATGAATAAATATATTAAAATATCCACTTATTTAAAAAGCAAGTGGAATAAAATTATATTCATACAAGGAACGGATAAAGAATATATTAATCAAATATTAGACTATACAGAAAATTCATCACATGACGATGCACCAGATAGTTTGGCAAGTTTAATAAGGGCCGTCGGAAAATCAGAAGGCATATCATTTATAGGACACGGGAGGTAAAATATGATTACAACACAAGACTTATTTATCGCTCAAATGGATTCAGAGTATACAACAAAGGAACAGGTTATACTCAAATTCATCAAGGAGCGTGATACCAATAAGTTAATAGAGGGGCAAAAGTATTATTACAATGAGCCTGATATTAATGATAGGAAAATATATTATTACGACGAAAATGAAACTTTGCAATTAGATGATGATGCAACTAATAACAAGGACAGTAATAACTTCCATAAGGTGTTAGTCGACCAAAAGACATTGTACTTATTCGGTGAGCCTATGAATATTGAATTTGAAGATGATTCATTAGAGGGTTATTTCACAGATTTAGTTGACAGGGAAGACTTAGACTATGATATATCTCAACTAGGAACAGCATCGGCAAACAAAGGAGTTGAATACTTACACCCGTACATCGATGAGGAAGGAAGTTTTAAATATTTAGTTATACCAGCTGAACAAGGTATACCTATTTATAATTCAAGTCTAGAAAATGAAATGGAAGCATTTATTAGATATTATCCTATATACGACAATACTGTTAAGAAACTAAGAGTTGAGTATTGGGATGAAGAAACGGTAAGCTATTATATATCTGATGGTGAAGTTGGCAGCGTGTTAGTACCCGATCCTACTTTTGAAGATGGTAAACACATTATGAGTCATTACGATTACTTTGGTGGCCAGGCATTTTGGGAAAGTGGTATTCCATTTATAGAGTTTAAGAATAATAAAAAGAAAGTAGGTGACTTGCAATTTTATAAGTCATTAATAGACAGTTATAATCGCACGATGTCGGACTTAGATAACAACTTAGAAGATATACAAGAGGCTATATTAAATATTAGCGGTGCAGCAGGTACACCAGCAGCAGAGATAAGAAGAAATTTAAGATACTATAAGATGGCAAAGACAGACGGGCCTGATGCTAAGTTAGAAGCACTTACAATAGAAATACCTATTGAGGCTAAAAAAGAAATGATGGATAGATTAGAAAGAAATATATTTGTATTTGGGCAAGGTATTGATGTTACTAATTCAGATTTAGGCCAGAAGTCGGGTACAGCGTTGCAATTCTTATATCAAAACTTAGACTTAAAAGCTAACAAGATGGAAAGGGAGTTCCAACGGGCATTAAATAACTTCTTTAAATTTGTTATCGAGTATATCAACAAAGACAAGAACACGAGTTATACTAACAAAGACATTAAACTTGAATTTGTTAGGACTAAGATAGCCGACAAGAAAGAAGGGGCCGAAGTTGATAAAATTAAGTCAGAAACTGTTAAAAACTCAACTAATATACTTGACTTAGAAACATTAATTAGGAAGCACCCACTTGTAGGCGACAAAGACGATATAGAAGAAATCATGAAAAGGGTACAAGCTGAACGTAGCGGAGGAAAGGAAATTTAGGGGGTAATCAATGACTTTTGAAGATTATAAAAAGTTAGATGAAAAAGCATTAGATGAACCTTTAGAAGAAATAGAAGATACATTACGGGAAGAATACTCTAATCAATTAAACACATTGAACGGTTACATCGATAACATATACGACAATTACGAAGATGAAGATGGCAATATAGATTATGCATTACTGGTAGGCACTGTGTTGCTACTCAATACTAAGAAAAATATAAAGAATGTCAACTCAACACTCAAAAGTTTTAAGCAAGTGGAGTTAGGAAAATTCTTCTCAACAGTTTATGACAAGGGTTTTAATGGCAACAAAGAATTGTTTGAAAAAGAACTGGCCCGAGCCTTAAACTTTAATATAGATCAGGTTAAGAAGAACGAGTTTATAAATATGTCAATAGCCGGAGCTACAACAGAGGAAAGGTTAATCAGAAATCAAAACAAGATGGATTTTGATGTTAGTCAGAAGTTAGAAAACTCTTTGCAAGAGAATAAAACAGCCACACAGACTAAAAAAGAAGTCAAATCAGTATATGATGATGATTTTACTAACGCTAATGTTATAGCAGAAGCAAAAGGACATAGGATAGCAGAGGAAGGCAAAAAAGCCTTAGCAGCTACCACAATAACAATAGGTATCGAAATAACCAAAACTTGGGAGTCTATGGAAGATGATAAAGTTAGACCGGCACATGATTTATTAAACGGCACAACTATTCCATTAGATGATGACTTCATAAGTGAAAACGGTGGGCAAGGTAAAGCACCTGGACAAATGGGAACAGCAAGTGACGATATTAATTGTCGTTGTTTTCTAAGTTATAGTACAAAATAACATAAGACCGAAATGTCAATAAACTATGTGATTACTGTAAGTGTGAGAAACACTATAAAAACAAATATAGGAGGAAAATATGAGTATAGAGTTATTTAATAAGTTGGAAGCTAAATTGAAAGAGTTGAATGTAGACGAGGGAATCATAAGTAAAATTGTAGATTTTAGCAAGAAGAATACCCCACTTGAATTTAGGACTAAAGACGATTACAAGAAGCTTAAAGGTGAATTTGAAGCGTTTGAAGAAACCACTAAGGAAAAGCAGGGGTTAATAGACGACTTGACGAGTAAAGCTGGTAAGGTTGACGAATATGAGCAAGCAATTAGCGATTACAAAGAAAAGTTATCACAGAAAGATGTTGAATATCAAAATAAATTAGAGGAAAAGAATTTTGACAACGCACTTGATCGAATGATTGCAGGTGACAAGGATATTAACCCAAAGGCTAGAAATACATTTAAAAATTTGTTAGATAAAGAAAGCATGAAAGTTGACGGTGATGATTTACTAGGGTATCAGAAACAGGCCGACTTAATCAAAGAAAAACATGATTATTTAATTGTACAAGATAAGTTTAAAGGGCATGGTACTAACACTACAAAAAAAGTAAATGAAAATTCATCTGACAATCCTTTCAAGCCAGGCGACACTTATAATTTAACTAAGCAAGGAAAGATGGTAAGACAAGAGCCCGAAAAGGCTAAACAATTGATTATCCAGGCAGGGATTGACCCAATAAAGTTTGGATTGAAATAATTAAAAATTAGAGGAGTGAAAAAACATGGCTTATACATTATTAGCAGACGTTATTGTACCAGAGGTATTTAATAACTATACAACAGAAAATACACCGGATAAATCAAGATTAATTAGATCTGGTATTGCAGCAGCAGTTCCGGGTGTAGTAGTACCAGACGGTGGCGACACAGTAAACTTACCATTTTGGGGAGATTTAGACGGCGACCCACAAATGATACAAAGTGGTACAACTATTACCACTAATTCACTTGGAACTGGGAAAGACGTAGCAAGAATTTTATACGCAGCTAACTCTTGGGGAACAGAGGACTTAGCAGCAGATTTAGCAGGTTCAGACCCTATGGTTAGAATTGCAGATAGAGTTATGGCATATTGGGATAGAGCTTATCAAAAAGTATTATTAAATCAATTAGACGGTATGTTTGCGGACAACATTGCAAATTATGATGGCGATTTAGTGTTAGACGTATCATCAGAAGACGTTGACACAGACGGTTTAACTGGTAAAACATTAGATGGTTCAAATACCATTGATGCAGCACAAAAATTAGGCGACTCATCTGAAAGTTTAACTGGCTTAATGGTACATTCAAAAGTTTATGCTAACATGAAGAAAAACAACTTAATTGAATTTATTCCAGAAGCATCAAACGATGTTGGATTTGGTTTATACTTAGGTAATTATTCAATTATAGTTGATGACAGTTTACCAACAGCAGCAGGTACAACCAGTGGTACAAAGTACACTTCATACTTGTTTGGTACTGGAGCGATTGCAATTAACGAAGGAACAGCTAAAGTACCAACAGAAGTAGATAGAACAGCAGCCGAATCTAAAGAAGCGTTATTCTCTAGAAAGCGTTTTTTAATGCACCCGCGAGGGGTTAAATGGGTAGAAGGTTCAGTAGCAGGCGACACGCCAGAATTAGCTGAATTAGCATTAGCAGCGAATCACGATAGAGTATATGACAAAAAGAATATTCGTGTAGTAATGGCAATTACTAACGGGTAGTATTATTAATTTAGGGAGGGAAATAATATCCCTTCCTTTATTTATATAAGGAGGAAATTATGAAAAAAGCAAAAGGTAACTTTGATCTTCTTTTAAAAATGAAACAGTCTAAAAAGAAAGTTGATAAAGACGTTGAAGAAGTTGAAGTTGAAGAAGCTAAATTTGATATAGATAGTTTATCTTATAGAGAATTACAAGAGTTAGCACAAGAAAATGATATTGTGGCTAATCAGAAAAAACCTGAATTAATTAAAGAGTTGAAAGAGGTGTTATAATGGCTTTTATAGGAATATCTTATAAGGAGGTGTAACCTAATCACAGCAGAAGAATTATTATATTTAAAGTGGCTAAATGACATATGCAACACTTCTTACATTGAAGCCGATATTCCAGCTGGGTTT